CCCGAAGCCGTTGATGGACGGGTTCGCCGTGATAGTCGGCTGAAGGGTCTTCGAGGTCAGGTCTTTCAGGATCGCCGCGACAGACTTGCCGGACACTTCCTTGGTGGCAGTTCCGTTCTTGTCCTTCGTCCAGTTGCCGATGCGATCGTAATCGCCCGCCAGTATCAGGTTCTCACGCATGATTACCTTGTCTGCATCCACATTGCCGGTCATCGCTTCCCACGCCTCGCCGGTATACTGGTACGCAGACTTCTCGTACTCCTTGTCACCGACGATGGTGGTCACGACGAACACATCGCCCGCCTTCTGGGTGATTTCGGAGTGAGCCGCGAAGTACGCCTCGATGACGCTGCTGTCGGATGCGGACAGGTCAGACTTCGTACCCTCGTAGAGAGAGCCGCCGCCCAGACCAGCCAGAGCCGCCGTCAGTTCCTCATCCGTCACAAGACCGTCGAGGCTGACCGTGGTGTCGTCCAGCAGTTCGACTGCGCCATCGACAAGCGCGTAGATGTCGTAATGGTCGGTCGCGGCGTTCTTGACAAGGTACAGGATGTTCTCCTGCGCCTGCTCCGCAGTCGGAATGGCATCTGCCTTCTGAAATGCGGCGTGACCAGCCTTGGAGATAGCCGCCAGATACTCTTTCTTGACACGAGTAAGGGCGTCCTTCAAGGCTTTCACATCTACGACTTTGGTTTCGCTATAAGCCATTTGTTCAAATTCCTCCTATCGTTTTATGGTTGAGCTTCTTCCGGCGGGAAGACCTCGTCGAGCATCTTCTCTGTGTCCCCAGCCGTCACGACAGACCCATCCGGCAGACCTGTGCCGGTGTAGGAAAGCGTTCCGTCCGATGTGGTGGAGAATCCGTCGCCGAGCTTAACGCCGCCGAGCCGGTTTTTCGTTGCTACCGGCAAAACGAAGGTCCCACCTCCTCCACTGCCGCCGGAATCGGACAGCAACACGATGGTGGCTGCCATCTCAGCCGGCGGAATTTCCTGCGCCCAGAGACGCAAAGCACCTTCAAGAGCGCGGGATGCCGTACTCAGTCCAGCCGCTTTAGCGGTCTCACAAGCGCTTTTATGCAGAATGACATCGGGCGTCAGGTCAGCCGTAATGTCTGCGACACTGATGTCCAGATACAGCTCACCGTTTGCTCTGTCCTCTGCGTCATCAAGATTCTCGCTGCTGTTCCAGCCAACAGTGGGAATCGTGATTTCCTTATGCACAACACCGGAAGAATGACCGATGCCGCCGCCATGTGCGTTCGGGTCGGAATTGTGTGCTTCCAGCATCCGCTCCACTTCGCTCACCGTAGCAACGGCATCGGGGTCGATGACGGCTGTGACGGCGTCCACATCACCAACTGCGGCAATCAGGTCGAAAGTCGCCAGCTTGCCGATGATGGAACTCGCGGGACGAATCCACTCAGGCTCGTTTTCGAGAGACAGATAAGTGTAGGGGACTTCACCGTCATCGGGGTCTTCCGCGAACAGAACGATGTTCGTTGCGTAGAATCCCTTCTCGACCTTGTCGCTCTTGATTTGCACGGTAACTTGGCATTCGCCGTCAACAGGATTGGTGGTCGCCGCAATCATGGCGTCCATCACATAACCGGCAGGACCGGTCATTGTTTTCGGTGTCATCCCTTCGGGTATCGTTCCGTTGCCGACAGCAGCTCTCGTGTACTTCATAACGCAGCGGCCAGCGAGAACTTTACCAATCAGAGCAACACCAGTCAGGGAACCATAGCTCCCATCTTCAAACTTGGACATAATCGCTCCTCCTTTTAGTCAATTCTCTTGGATTTGATATGCGCGTGGCAGATTGCCCCTCCTGCGCGCCTCTGCTGCCCTCTGAGCGCTCGTTCCGACGGGGGAGGGTTGTTGTTTATCGTCTGCGGGCTTTCAAACGCTCCGTGGGCGATACTGACGGACTGGCGGGCTATTCTGTCATCGCTGTGCAGAGGCGGTGCGAAAGCAGCCTCCGTAAATCCCGCGTAGCCGATGCCCCAAGTGTTCCGCTCCGACCTGTCTTGTCCGACAGGGTGGACGATGAAATCACTCGCAGCATACCCGCAGTGCAGGATGGTCAAGTCTCTCCGATATGTGTGATAGGTTCGGAGATAAAGACGCATACCAACGCCTGCCGCGAGAATACGCTTGATTGCGTGGGCAATTTCTTCTATGAGTTCGAGATGGTCTTTTGACAGAAGCGTCTCGTCCACATACAGTGCGATTTTGGCTGGGAAAACATCCTCAAACTCGACATCGGACAGTTCAACATCGAGCAGCGTTCCCGCCGCTCGAATCACCGTGTCCGTGTCGCCGCCGGAAAGCAGCGCCATCATCTTCACTTTGATGGCGAGGCGATAGAAACGGTCGTCGGCGCTGACACGCTTGACGCCGAAGTTTGCGCCATAGCGGTCAAGCACTTTGCCGCAGGCGTAGTCGAGGTCGTCCCACAGCTTTATCAGGTCTGCCTGCTCCTGAACGGAATCCAGCCCCCACGCAAGGACAGAAAAGAGTTTTCCGATGTTCGTTTCAAGCGGCAGCGCCTGACGGAAATTGTCGTAATCTTTTCGGGTGTATGCGCTCGTCAGCGCGTAGAGCATTTTGGATAGGAAATTCATCATCTCACCACCACCATGCTCTCATCGGTCACAGCCTTTTCACGCGCGGCGATAACAATGTTGTCCCAACTGAAGTTCTCGCCGTCTGCACTGAGCTTCAGGTCAAAATCGACCACGCCGGTCACTTTCAGAACCTCAGTAGGCAGCGTCACACAAATCACGGATTGCCCGATGTTCAAGCCGCCGCGCGTGGTAGCGCCGACGAAATCCACGATTCTCTGCTTAATCTGCTCTACGCCGTCAAGCGGAAATGTTCGGTCGGTCACAAGGTTGGAGACCTCCACCCACACCTTCACCGGCGTCGGTCTGCTGAAATGCACGTTGTACGTCAAGCCCGACGCCGTAATGACCGGAACCGTTGTATTTCCGAAGGTTTGGATGCCAGCGGCTTTTCGCTTGTAGATTGCTGCGGCGATTTCCTCATCAAGACCGCCATACGCCACAATCTCAATCGAGTGCGGCGGCAGCCCGGTCGAGCTTTCCTCGTCGGTGTCGTTTTCCTCGCCTGTTACGGAAATCACGGCTTCAACACTTTCGTAAATCTCTGCCACGATTGCGTCGATATTCACGCCGCCCGCAAAGTCAACGGAGAGGTAGTACCGCTCGCGGAACTCGTCATCCGTTTCAGTGTTTCTGCCGCCCTCGAAGGCTCTGACGTTTGTGACCGTGTAAATGCCGGTCTTCGGGTTTGTAATTACGCTGATGGTCTTTTCGTCGGTGTTGCCGTCGGGTCCCGCGATGACCGCAGAGGCTGGGAGCGTAATGCTCCCGTCCAAAATCACGCCGGATTGCAGCGTGATGTACTGCTCGCCAGCAACGGTCTCGGCAAGATAGCCTTCCGGCACTTCTACGCCAATATCACCGGTAAAGGTGAGGTAGCCGACAGCTTTCTGCGCTCCGAGCAGCCTCAGACCGATTGCTCGACCGAGGTTGTAGAGGCTCGAACCGACTGCTGTATCAATGAAGCGGCTGTTATACACGTCCTCCAATGTGGAGAACAGAAGGTTCAGCATCCAAGCATAAATCCGCAGGAAGATACCCAGCGAAGAGCGCACCGTCAGGTTCGCTTTCGCGCCAAACAGCTCTCGTGCCTTGTGTTCAAGCGCGTCAAGCAGCTCCGCGTATGTGGGGCGGCGAAAGCCGGCATCAGTTAAGCCCCAGTCCGTATTCTTTGCCATTATGCAGTCACCTCCAATGCAATGGATTCTCCGCTTGTGAGCGTTGCGGAAACAGTCACCGTTATCGTTCGGCGGTCATACGCGACTGAAACATCGTCGATTCTGGAAACCGCCGGTTCCTGAAACACCGCTTCGCGGATGACCTCTTTGATTTCATCATCGTCGATGTCAATTTGGTTCACGCCCAAAATGCGCTCATAGTCAGTCCCATGAACCGTATCGGCGAAGAACTCAGCTTTCCATGTCAGAAGGGCGTGGCGCACATTCTGCACTGTCGTGTCCTCGTCGTATATCTTCACGAACGCGCCGTCGTCGCCAATGACCAAATCGCGGGTCTCAGGGTCTATCAGGAGTGTCATATTTTCCATACTGCGCCTCCTTAACCCGGCGGGCTGGTCGTGCCGCCGCTATCGCCGGTATGCGTATGGTGCGCCCCGCTGATACCTGCTGCAACGACATCACCGGAGGCTGTAACGCCCCCGGTGATTGTCACATCGCCACAAATTTGGATGCCGCCCTTCGTGACCGCTACGTAGACGCCGCCGTCCTCCGTGGCGAGCGCAAGGCTTTCCGCGGGCAGCCCGCTCACGCTGTAGCCCCCTGCGACGATACCGCCGATGAACACGGCGTCGGTCGCCGCGTGATTGCGTTCGGTCAACGGCTTCGCTTCCTTCGCGCCCGCGACAGTGCTGTCTAAGTCATGGTCGAGGTAGACGACGACGCCGGTGTCTCCGGCTTTTATCCAAGGCCGCACGATAAAACCTCCGCTGCGAGTGAAAGCAACGGGGATGCTGAGTATCGGCGGCTGACTTTCGTATTTTCCGTTTTGAAGATGCTTCGAGAGCGGCTGCACGTCCACCGTCATCTTCGCGGGATTGAATGCCGTCACCTGAACGATGGCGGCAACGCAGACGGATTCTGCCAGCTTTTTATCATGCACACTTTGATATTTATACTCGTTTAAGTGCGACATCAAATCACCTCCTAATACGGTTTGAGTTCCATAGAAGTTTTCCAGTCACCTGTGCGCCCACCGCTGTGCTTTCCCTGCACGACGATGAAGCGCCCGTTCAGCTCGTTCGACTGGATTTTCACGACCTCGGCGGTCGCAATGCGGTAGTTGAGCAGGCAAGAGCGTGAAATCGTATCGTCCTCGCGGTCTTCGCCGGTCGTCTGCGAGTTTAAGTCAGTCTCCACAGCAATCACGACTTTCTCCTCATCAGCACGAAGCAGCCCAGTAGCCTTTGAAAGCGTCAGCCCGTTGTTGATGCCATCGGACGCTTTGGTTATGTATATCTGCCCCGTCGTCCGAACGATAAAGCGGCTCTTGCACTCATTCACGACGATTTCGGTCAAGACCTGCTTCAAATTGCCACGGCACACCCGCCCACGCGGATAGCTGATGTCCTCAGTCAGTTCGCATTTCGCCACCTCCACGCCGAAGATGTTCAGCAGGTCGCGGATGATGTCCGACGCTTTCGAGTTCTGGACATAGGTCTTGTTTATCAGCTTGCCGAGTATCTCATCGGCGCAGGGCTGCACCGAAATCGTGGTTGTCCAGTCAACGTCGGACTGCTTATGCTTTAAGCCAACGACCTGACCAATCAGAATACAGCCAACATCACCCTGATAGCCCGCGTTCAGCACGACCGGGTCATTCTTTTTGATGCTAGCGCGGGTATTCGCTGACAGGTTCGTGACTGTGACGGTCGCCACCGGCGGCTCATCGCTGTCCTCGAACGGGATCTCGAACTTGAAGTTCAGCCCGTCGAGTGAGTATTTCTTGTTCCCAATCGTCAGATTGGCGTCTCTTATCCAAAAAGCCATATCAGCGCACCGACCTTTCATATAAGTAAAGCTTCACGGCTTTTCCGAAGTTATCCTTCGTTATTTCCGAGACATCCTCGCCGGTGATGCACAGCGGGATGATGACCGGCAGTGGGAAGCGCTCGTCCTCCACCACGTTGAACAGCGGTCTGCCGTAGCGGACGATTTCTCCAAAAGCAAGGACGTTGCTGTTTAAGTCGGTCAGGTCGATAGTGTAAAACCCACCCATCTCGTTGTACTTGACCGTGAAGATGAAAGTTTTATCAGTTAATTTGATGGTGAATGAATACGGCACTTTGGCTGCGTCGATGTTGATGTATTCAACATCTTCATTTAGGTCTATCAGTTGCAAAGCCATAAACTCACCCCTTATTTCACCATGGCGACCACGTCAAGCCCGTTATACCCGCCGGTTTTTCGGGTCAACGGAGCGTTGCTGCTGGACTGCTTGTAGCCCGCGCGGTAGCGCCCCGCACTGGCTGCGCTCACGGACTGAACAGACACGACGGTCGTTCCCGCATTCGCGGTCTGTGCCAGTTGCTTGTCCGAAGATTTATCCGCATCTTGGCTCACCATAGATTCCTCACTGTCCATCGGAACATACTCCGATGTCGTAGTGTTTACCTGTTTCAGTGTCGCAGAAAAGGTCGCTCCACCCTTGTTCTTGTAAGAACGGTCGAACTTTAGGCTCGTGAAGACGAGATTCCTCATGCGCGTGACGCCGGTGTACGTGAGAATGTCCCTTGAATCGCGCATCGCTTTCAGCGCATTGACCGCGCCGTCGCCGCCTATGATTGTTCCTGAGATGGTGAGCGACCCTGCTGCATTATTCACATGGTCGTTGATGTCAGCGCCGTTCTCCACCGGGTTGGAGGTCACGGTGCTGCTGTAGCTTTCGCTCTCTTTCTCAACGATACCGTTTTGCATCGGCACGAAACGAACAGTGCCGCCTTTAGACCCGGTAAGCGTATATGCCATTTCAATGCCTCCTGTCAGAACGCATACTGGTTTTTCAGGGAGAGGCGTTCCAGTTCTTCCTCCCTGAACTCCTCGAACAGCTCGCGCACCGTGTCGCGCAGAGATGTCCGCATATTCTCAATCGCGTCGTCGTCAGCATTGCCTTCCACCGTAACGTAGATGACAGGCGCGAACGGAGCCGGACTTCCGCCGCCAGTGGCTTCGGAGTCATCTGCGGGGGTTGGCTCGCTGCCGCCTTCTGCGTAGGTCGTGGAGGTAGTGTCCGGCGGGTTGAAATCCCCAACAACAGGATTCACGCCGTATGTCACATCAGACACCGCCGGTGTTACGACATCCTCAACGATTGGGCTGACCGTGTATGCAACGTTCGGAACGATTGCTCCCGCGCCGCCGGTCGGCAAATCCGGGTCGGGGATGTCGATACCTGGCAGCATGATGTCCGTCGGCATGGATTTCTCAATGTCCTTTGTCACGCCGTCGATGGTCTTTCCAAAGCCCTCGCCGACACCAAGCGCCATGTTGTCGCCGATGTTAGAAAAGACGCGCGACGGGCTGTGGATGCCGAGGAAGTCTTTGACCCCACTGACAATGCCGCTGAAGAAGCCTGTGACTTTCTCTTTCAGCCACGAAGCCGCAGCGGAAATGCCTTCCCAGATGCCGTTCACGATGTTCTTGCCGATGTCCAAGATGCTGCCCATCAAAGCACCGATGCCGTTTACAATCGCAGAAATAATCGCCGGCAACTGCGCCACAAGCTGTGGGATTGCTTGGATAATACCAGCGGCGAGCTGGATAAGAAGATTGATGCCCGTCTCCACAATCAGCGGCAGGTTCTCGGTCACGAAGTTCACGATACCCGTGATGATGCTCGGTAGCTGCTCGATAAGTGAGGGTAACGCAGTCAAAATGCCCTCCGCAAGCGTCATCAAGATAGCCGTGCCTTGTTCCAAAATCGTGGGCAGATTCTCAGTTACGAAATCCAAGATGCCGGTAATTAGGGTCGGGAGCATCTCAATGAGCATCGGCAGTGCATCTACAATGCCCTGCGCCAGCCCCATCAGGAGCTGCATACCTGCATCGAGCAGCAGTGGCAGATTGTCGAGCAGCGTAGTGACTACCGTTCCGACAGCCTCGATTACCGTCGGAATGATGGTCGGCAGGGATTCGCCGAGCTTCGACGCCAGCGTAGCGACGATTGTAACAGCAGCCTCTGCAAGCATCGGCAGCGCGTCTACAATGCCGTCAAACAAGCCGCCTATCAGTTCCAGCCCCGCGTCGATTATCAGCGGCAGATTCGCCACGAGCGTCTCTGCTATGGTGCTGATTATGCTTACCGCCACCGGAATGATTTCCGGCACGAGGACGAGCAGCGTGTTCAGCACTTCACCGAACAGCGATTCGACCACGCCGAGGAGCTTCGGGAGCAGCTCGCCAATCGCCGGTATCAGGGCGTCCATCACGGCAGGCATCTGGCTCACCATGTTCTCAATGACCGGAACAACGTTATCGACCACGTTGCCGAAGTTCTCAACAACATTGCCGACCAGCATACCGAGGTCAGCATCTGCACGACCAAGACCCGTTATCAGGTTCTGGACTGCGGATTTGGTGCTTGCCCAAGAACCGCTGATGGTTTCAGCGGCTTCCTTTGCAGTCGAGCCGGTAATGCCCATTTCAGTCTGGATGACGTGGATAGCTTCGGTGATGTCGGCGAAATTCGAGATGTCGTACTTCACGCCGGACAGCTTCTCAGCATCCGAAAGCAGGCGCTCCATCTCCGACTGCGTACCGCCGTAGCCGAGTTTCAGGCTGTCGAGCATCGTGTAGTTCTGCATCGAGAAGCCACGGTAGGCGTTTTGGATGGATTCGAGGCTCGTACCCATCTTGTTGGAGTTGTCAGCCATGTCCGTGATGGCTGTGTCAGCCGCGACCGCTGCTGCCGCAGTATCGCCGCCGAGAGACTGAATCAAGCTCGACGAGAAGCTGGTGACAAGCTCCATATAGTCATTCGCAGCCATGCCCGATGTCTGAAAGGCGTTGGCTGCAAAGTTTTGGACTGTTTTAGAAGCGTCGCCGAACAGCGTATCAACGCCGCCGACGAGCTGTTCATAATCGGCGAAAGAGGACACGACCTCTTTGCCAAGTGCAACTGCACCGGCAGCGGCGGCAGCGGAGACAGCAGCGATTGCCGCCCCCGCGCCTTTCAGAACGCCGCCGAGCTTTTCAAACTTGCCGCCGGATTCTTCCGCAGCGTCGCCCATCTCAGAGACGCTTTTGCGGGCATCTCCGGCAGAATCATCGACCTCATCGGTGCGTTCTGCTGCTTGGTCTGCACCGCGCACGAAGTCAGTGAAGCGGTCTTTCGCGCTTTGCAGCGCATTTCCGAGACCGTTTTTTATTGTCTCGATTGGGTGGGCAAATCCGTTTTTGATGCTCTGCGCCGCTGAAGAAACATCACCGGCAAACTCACTGGCTTTGCCTTTCACATAGTCGAAAGCGCCGCCGATGCCGGATTTCAACGACGAGCCGAAGCTGTTGCCGCTGTCGATGCCTTCGAGGAACGAACTGCGGAACGCCGCCCCGACGCTGCTCGCCTGCGTTTGCACACCGCCGAGACTGCTCGTGACGCTCCGTATGCTTGATTCAGCACCCGAAGTATCGGCGTCGATGTTGATGCGGCTGCCGCTTCCTTGCAGATTGCCGAGGCTGCTGGTGACATTGCGTATATTTGCCTCTGCCTGCGCGGTATCGGCAGTAACATTGATGCTGTACTGTAAGCTGCGGGCTTCATCCACAATTCATCCCTCCCTTCTAATTAGGACTTGGGCTTCGCCCATTCGTTTTGCCACAGAAGACGAGCCTGCTCCGCTTCGGCGAACTCAAATAAGTCCATACCCCGAAGTTCGGTATAGCTGATACCGCCCATCGAGAAGACCATTCGCCAGAAGCGTTCACTTTTTCTCGCTCGCTTTTCTGCGTCTTTAGGATTTACTTCTTTCGCTAAGAAAGTTTTCGATTTCGCGCACCAGCTCTCCCGGAGTTGCGAGGTCGTCCTGCTCATCAAAGTAGCGGATGCCTCCCTTTGCGACCTCCGCAGGAGCGGTGACGCAGCCCTTGATAAGAGCGTCGGCGTATTTGGCAGTGTTCTTTCTGCCGTTGGCGGGGTTGATGTAGAGGTCAGTCAGGTTGGAATACCACGAAAAGGTAACGCTCTGAAGCTGATAGTCCACACCGTTGACGGTGACTGTTTTGGTACGCGCCATAGGGTTATCCTCCTTCTGAAACATTCGGCTGTTTCGCGCGCGCGTAATTACGCGCAGATTAGGCGGATTAGGGAGATTAGAGATATACGCGCTATACCCCACACTCCCTAATACCTCTATTTTTACTTCTAATGAAAATAAATGTTTCAATGTTTCAGAACGCCGAAAACCCTTGATATATGGGCGTTTTAGCCGAAACATTGGTGAAACATTGCCCGAAACATTGAAACATTCAGGGCTGAAACATTGGTTTTCTTTTCGCGCCTAACTTTCGACTTTCGCGCCTAACTATCGACTTTAGCGGGAAATGTTTCAACCAATGTTTCAGCGTTTTAGAGCTTGATGTCAGGGATGAGGAACACCACGGACACATCCGCAGCGTCCTTGCCGCGCGCTCTGTCAGGCAGCTTCTCCACCATGACATTCTGCGCGAAGAACACGGAGCCGTTGTCGTTGGCGTCCGTGATAGCAAGGTTTGCCATCACGTTGCTTTCGGCGCAGCTCTCGATGTACTCGATGTCGGGGGATTCCTGCTGCAAAGTGATGGTGAGCTTGCCAGCCTTGTTCGCGTTCATAATGTAGGTGCTGTCGCCCTTCACGCCCTTCTTGAGCGTGACATTGGCTTCATCCCTCGCCAGCGTGAACAGGCTCTCACCGAACATACGGAGCTGTCGGTTGTTGAACACGACGTTGACCTTTGCAGGGTCGTAGGTTTTAAGCATTCTTTATCCCTCCCTTACAGCGACGCACGAAGGACGCCCTTGGTTTTGACCTGATGGATTGCGCCGGAAAGCAGAGCTTCCCACGTGATGTCAGGCATCACGCGGCTGCGGCGCTGGTCTTCCGTGCTGTCCGCATATTTCGGAATGACGACGCTGAATACGCCCTTCTTGTTCTCGGAATCCACGGCGATGATGTTGAGGTCAACGGCTTCGTTGAGTGCCTGAAGCACAGCCGTGGAGATAAGCCCGAAGCCCGCGTCATCGTAGTTGATGTTGGCGTTTTCAAGCAGGATGGTGTAGAGCAGGTCGCGCATACGCTTGGCAATCCAGTCGCCGCCGAGAACAACGTCGATGAACTCGCCATCGAGGCACGTACCGTCCTTCACATACTGCCGCTTGTATTCTTCTGTGAGGAAGTTGACGTGGTTGTCAAGAAGCTGGTTGCGCTCACCCTCGGTCAGCTTGGGCAGCGAAATGAGCTTCGCACCGGCGCTGGTCGGCGCATTGCCGTCCTGCGGGCGCTTGAACTTCCATGTCACGCTCGTGGGGTAGAACGGACCGACATTGCCCGTGTAGGACGCATCAGGTTCCTCGCTCAGATACTGTTCATCCGTGTAGATGACGGCAGCTCTCGCGGTCTGACTGGCGAACTGCTTGTTGCTGGTCTGCCCCATGTAGAACTTGCGGTGGTCTTCCACACCCGCGCCCAGCTCGGCTTCGGACGGTTCACTGGCCTCCGCAAACTTCGCAAGAGCTGTGACGTACTCGTCATCGTCCTTGTCAGTGAGCAGGTAATACCAGTCGTCGTCGATGTCGGACTGGAATTTCTTGATGGCGTTGATAAGATTGTCAGCAGCGCTGACGGCATCGACACCGTTGGTGAACGTAGCCTTGACCGCAGAAAGCAGCTCCTGCTTCTGAGACAGAGCCTCGTCTGCAAACAGCTCGATGCGTTCGGGAATGGAATCTGCCTCACCTGCGACTGTTGCGGTGTAGGTGACGCTCGTGCCATTCACCGTCGCAGAATAGGTCTTACCGCCGGCTGTGAAGGTAGTACCGTTGAACAGCGCGGCAAATGCAGCGGCGGTGCTGATTTCCTCTGTGGTCGTCAACTCGACCACTGCCTCGTCGTCCCCGCCGATGCGTACCCACAAATCCTTAGACGCGGGAATTGCTTCGGCAAAGGTAACTTCGGCAAAGTCGAGAGCAAAGGTCGCGGCAGACGCAGCAGACGCACTGGGCGGCTCAAACCCCACGATTTTGAACTTGCCGATGAGAGAATCGGCGAGAGAGGTCTTACCCTGATTGAGCAGGGTAGTTGCCTTGCGAACGACCTTCGCATTAGGGCAAGGACCGTCGGAGCCGTAAACAGCCTCAACGCTTGCCACATCCCTGTACGTGCCGACCGGGTATTCGCCGGTGGTAGACACGAGAAGGATGTCAAGGCTTTCTTTCTCGTTAGGCAGCGCGTCACGCTGCACAACGACAATTACATCTTTTGCCATTAGGCTTTCCTCCTTCTTATGAATAGACGCTCCCTGTCGGGTTTCCCGCCTTCGATACCGTGGTTGTCGGCATCTCGTCGGTTCGCACGTAAGAGAAGCGAACGTCGAAACCGTATCGGCGTATCGTGTCCTCAACAAAGAAGCCAGACCGGTTTGCGACTGACCCAAGGTTGTTCACTACGATGTCACCGTATTCGGTGGATATACAGTGGGCGTTGAGCAGGAAAAAGCCGTAGGCTTTCTCTGCAACGCTCAATGCCTCATCCTCACCGAAAATGTACCCGTCTTCGGTTTCGCGGTTCTCACTGCAAAAGGTAAAGGACATGGTCGCCATCACCGGCTCCGAACGTCTAAGCACGGGTCCGTCGTCTGTGTCCACGACCTCTTGCAGCCCGAATGAATGGTTAGATATGCGCGGGGCTAACACGCTGTAGTAGCAGTACGGGTACTGCGGGATTTCCGCTATCTGCTCTGACAGGCATACTGGGTTCCCAATGTGGGCTTCCAAGCCGGACACTATCGCATTTCGAGCCTGCTCAAACGTCATTTCTTCACCACCCCTTCCACGAGGAATCGCAGCATAGGGTGTATGGAGTTGTGTGACAGCTTCTGCGTGACGGTGTATTTCTGCCCGTCGTAGGTGTCGAGAATGATTTGACCCGGCTGAATGTCAATCGGGTCATCGGTGTAGAGCTTCTGCGAGTTTTGCGTGTAAGTGCCTTCCGGGAGCATCTTCCAGTCCAGATTGGACAGCGGAAGAACGACGCCCCAAAAGGACTTCACCGGCTCGTCAACAGGCTTGGACTGCCCGCCGGGAGCCTTTACGAAAGTGCGATTTGTGACCGTCAGAATGTGCAGTAGCGCCCTCGGAAGTTTTGGCGTGGCGTAAAGCATATTCATCTCTCCTCTACTTGGTAGGCGATGCGGTCGCGGATATGTGTACCAGTCTCATACAGAGTGGTGTGCTGGGTCTTCTTGGAGAAGTCGGACTGCGGCTTTACTCGGTTATCGTCGATGAAGTTCTGCACCAACTGCGCAGCTTGCGCACCGATTGCATTGGCAGCAGCGTCCGCAGTCGTTTTCCCGGACAGGACTTTGTTCACTTGACCTGCTACGATGCCCGCCAGCTTCTCTTGGTCTGCATCGAAACTCGCCCGAATAAACGAACGCTCCGGCAGCTTTCCATCGCCGTACTCGTGGGCGTGGGCTATTTTCAGAACCTCTGAATCAGTCCCGCCCACGATACCAACGACGATTTTCTTACCGGACATCTCCTGACAAGCGGCTTTCAGCTTCTCGAAGTCTGACAGGATGACATTGGTGTCCATATCAGTACCTCCGATACAGACTGAGAAGCTGCGCCCATTCGGAATGTTCCGACTTGTCAAAGTTCCACGTTACATCCGAGATGGAGAACGAGGACAGCCCCTGAGAGCCGTTTTGCAGGTTCGTGTAGGTCATAGACACAATGTCCCACAGCAGTCCTTCGAGGTCGGCAGGCAAGGTCTGGGGGTCATCCTCTGTAGCGTCTTTCGGCAGGACATACCCTGCCGTGTAGCTGACCTCGATGACCCTCTTTGGCGCTACGATGTCGTATGCCAGACCGTGCCGATAACCGGCTTTCAACCAGCCATCTTCACGGTAAATCACGCCCACATTGCTGGTCTGCGTATAGTCGTATCGGGTCGGGTCAACCAGTTTGCCGTCTTCCTTGATATACTCGACCTTTATGATGGGGTATTCCAGCGTGACGAGTTCCTGCTGTCCGTCGGCATCGTACCACTGCCGGTACGATTGCCTGCCCAGATGCCTGCCCGTCTGCCGCTCAATCCAAGACGAAGCTCTGTTAATCAGCAGCGTGACTATCGTGTCCGTTCTTTCGTCTGCGATGTCCGACAAGCCCAGCATCAGCTTCATCCTGTCGAGAGTGGTCAGTGCGTTATCTGCAAGTGCAAGCATATAGACCTCCTAAACAGGACAGCGGCGATTATTTCTCGCCGCTGTTGCCCTTCTTCTTGGTGTCTTCGGTCTTTACCTCCGGCACGGACTTGTTCTCTTTCGGACCGCTCTCAGCTTTGTTGCTGGACGGTCTGACGGGTTTATACACCCTCGGCATAAAGCAGCCCTCCCTTACACGGGCTGGACGTGCTTGTCGCCCAGCGCGAGAGCCAGCATGGTGTCAGTGGCAGCAGCACCGGAAGCGGTGATTTTCACGAAGTTCTTCAGACCGGCGAAGTCGATGTCGATGTTCACGACATCATCCTTCTTCAGCTCCTCAGTGGTGAAAGTGCCGCCGTCGGTCTGCTTTTCGGGGAACACCAGCTTATCCGTAACAGCCTCGAAGGTAGTACCGTCGTCGCTGTGCGTGATGGTGAGGGTCAGTGCGCCTGCCGTGCCAATGACCGCGCCGATGATACCGGAGAGAAAGCCGGTTCTCTCAACGGCGCTGCCAGAGGTGAGAGGCTGCACTTTGACATTCTGAAGCAGTTCTCTTTTCATATTCGTTTACCTCCCTGATGGGTTAGACAGGAACAGCGACCTTGGAAGCCACGGCGAAGCTCTCCTCGTGGCGCAGGCCGGTGTCCACATTGTTGATTGCACGGATGAGGGTCTGGTCGTTCTCGAACGCGGAAACGAGGTTGCCAGCGTCGTCAGTCCAAGAACCCTCGCGGCTGGTCTCGATTTCCAGAGCGCCCTGCTCGCCGATGACGAGGTCGTTCCAGTTACCGAAGATGATGTTGGTCTTGCCGCCAACAGTTTCGAGCAGGTTGGTGGTGCGGTACGGATAGCCGACCAGCGTACCGTTCTTGTTCATCTCCTCGGCGAAGATGAAGCCGCCCACGTTATCGCGCAGAGACTTGAAATACTGCTCAACGCTGGTGTTGAACACGAAGCCAAGACCGTCGGCGTAAACGTTGTTCTTCAGGACAGCAGCGACGAGGTAGTTCGGGAACGCGGCGGTCAGAACGCCGGCAGCGCTCGCGTACTCGGCATCCAGCTTGGAGCAATCCACGTTCAGGACGCCAGTGTTCTTGATGATGCCGAGCGGCTGGAACTCGCCGCCAGTGCCGAGCAGCGCACCGAAGTCAACGCCGAGCGCCATCTGCTTGGTGATGTCCTGACCAACGATGACGTCGTTGTCGAAGTTGGTGGAGCGCAGAAGGTCGTTGCTCATCGGGATGAGAGCGGTCAGCTTCTTGGCAGACAGCTTCAGGTTGCCGAACTTGGGCGCGGACTTGGGAATCGCGCGGGATTCGCCGGTGAACAGGGCGCGGGAGCCGGTCTTGATTTTGGGGATATTCAGGTTGCCGTTCGCCATACCCAGACGACGAGCGCCGAGGCTGTAAATCACGGTTGCGGGGTAGAGCAGCTCGATGATTTCGTTGGCATACACTTCGGGGACGAGATAGCCGCCGTCAGCAGGAGAGGTCACGGACAGAGCCTTGAACTCACGAGCCATCTCGGCGTCATTGAACTTGCGCTCTGCGGTGAAAGCAGCCTTCTCGGCGTCACCGGCAGAAGCGTGGATGCACTTTACGGCACGACCGAACATACCGAAAGCAGCCTTGCGGCGTTCGGGGGCGGTCATGTTTGCCAAGCGGCTCTTGAAGCCGTTGCTGTCGCCCGCGTCGCGGGAAGCACCGGTGTTGATGAACAGACCGGCGTACTTGCGCTGCGGCTCGCTCTTGCGCTCACCGGAAGCGGCAGGACCGCCGGACTTCTTCTCGCCGGTAGCCGCGCCGGACTTCTGCTCGCCAGCGGCTTCACCGGACTTCGCGCAGTCCAGAGCTGCGATGACCTTGGCGATGAACTCGGGGTCAATGGCAGCGCCCTCGCCGCCGGACTTCTCGCCCTCGCCCTCGGCGGCCGCAGCCGCGCCGTCTTCACCTTCGGAAGAAGCGCCCAGACTGTCCAGAACGCTGCCGATTTCAGCGATGATTTCCTCGGTGGTGATGTTTTCGGGCAGCTCCTCGCCGCCCTCCTTACGGGCTTTGCGCTTCTCGTCGATGTTGGCGAACACCTTCGCAATCAGCTCGGCGAGCTGTTCCTGAGTAAGTTTCATTTTCAAGTTACCTCCTGTTTTTCGTGGGGATGATTTCAAAGACCATCCCGGATGATTTGGTTTGTGCGGATTTCTTGATGTTGTCCTGAGTTGCCGGTTCTTCCTGCTGCGGCGCAGCGGGTTCTAAGAACGGAGCGAGAATATCAGCGAGTTCTCGCACCACCGCGATGAACGGTTTGAGCGCGTTCAGCCTCGCGTGTGTGATTTTGCCAGCCTTGACCTCGGTACGAATACCTTCCATCAGGGACTTGACTTCATCAATCTTGGCTTGGTCATTCATCGCCCAAGTCACGATTGATACCTCCCACAGCTTGATTTCTCTCAGGTGTCGGACGTTGGATTCGCTGTCGTAGTCAAACACAACAGCGTCATACCCGATGGACAGTTCATTCAGAACACCGTCCTTCATCAGCGTCTTGATGTCGCGCCCCATAGACGTGTCGCTGATTTTGCCCCGGATATACAGACCCTTTTCATCTTCACGCAGTTCAAGCGGTTTGCCGACAGGAAGCCAGCAATCGTTGTGCAGCGCCAAGATTTTAACACGGTCAAAATCCTCCCTGATGGTTGTGGAGAATGCGCCTTTCTCGATGATGTCGTTGCCACTGTCCACATTTCCGAAGACGGCGGCGTGTCCAGAGAACTCGCCGCTCTCATCAGTGCTTTCCAACTCGAACTTGAACGCCTTGTACTCGCGCGTAGAGGCTTTCTGCTCCGGTGAAGCACCGGCAGCTCGTTTTCCCTTGTTTGCCATTACGGTTTACCTCCTTCCTCAGAGATTAGGGCAATCTTAAAAACCGCCGTATGTCAAATAACACCGGCAGTTAATAAGTTCTTCAGGTCGAGGGTCGTTCGGGTCTCTCGGAAAACGGAGACCATTTGAGAACTTGGCGTCGATTGCCACTGTCTCACCCTCTAATGCAACGTGGTTAGGACCGTGCGACCCGTCGCGCGGGTTCTTTTGAGGTCTGTGATGCCACGTCTTTGTGGTCGCGCCCGCAGACTTCATCATGTCGAATTGTCCGGTAGCGAGCGCCGTCATCGTCTCCTGACGGGCAATCAGCTTGACCCGCGCCTCAGAAGCGTCTTTCATCTCAGACCTTATATCTTCCTTCAGCGTGATCTGACTGACACCGTCGGTGATTCCTCTTGCGATGATGCCTGCAATCCTGTCTCGTGTAGTTCGTTCAATACCAACGATGCGCCTGCCGCCATTGATTTTGGCGGACGAGACAAATTCGGGGCGCGCCGTATCAGCCAGCGCGTATATCCGCTCGCTGATTATCGCTCCGTCGTTGTAAGACTTCTGCCAGAGCGGGTTGAACAGCTTCATCAGCTTCTCCGCTTCGGCATCCCAGTCCAGCAGACCCGCCGCGATAGCTTCGGTCAGCCGCTGCTGCTCGATTTCAGGGAGCAGCGCCCACAGCTCGGGGTCAAAGGCTGACCCATCCGGCAGCAGATAACCGTCGAGCGGGGAGAATAGGTCGGGGGCATCTGACTTTTCGGTCAAGCCCAGCGCAGCGTCGATAGCCCTCTGCTGGCTCGTGAAATGCCGCTGGACGGCGTTTTCAAAGAGGCGGGTGTTCTCCTTCACTGCCTGCGTTTCAAGCTGTAGGAGCGCGGCAGGGTTCATCCTGCGCGACTTCTCACCGTATTCCGTGGAGTACGCCGACATATCCTCCCGCAGCAGTTCTTGCGAGACAGCCACCGGGTCGTCTGTTTCGGAGAGAAACAGGTCGCTGATGGAGACCTTGAACACGTTCCCGCCCTCAACGTCGGGCATATCCAGCAGCTCACGCGCCTCATTCTTCGTGATGAGACCGGCATTGTATGCGTCAAGGGCTTTCGCTTT